AGACATTAAAATCCTATCAGGTAAATATGGATTGGTAGATATGAACACTGTTATTAAACCTTATGATGTCTATTTAGGGAATAAAACAGCTACTCAGAAAAAAGATTGGGCTGAAGGTGTTTATGAAGTATTAGCCAGAAGATATGATTTAGACAATACAGTATTCAAATTCCTAGCAGGTGCTGATTATACTCATTACTTAGAAGAAATGCTTCCTAAATCTAAAGATGTTTTAGAAGGAAAAAAAGTAGGTGAGAGATTACAATATCTAGATAAGTTTGAGGCTATAGGTGAGATTGATGGTACTGAGGTTTATTCAACTAAAGAAGAAGCAATCCAAGTAGCTGAGATGAAAGGATGTTCTGGGTACCATACACATGAACTAGAAGGTAAAACAGTCTACATGCCATGTGAAAAACACACTGATAACTATAAAGATTCATTTTCAAAACTAGATGAACAGCAGATAGTAATAGGTCCATTAATGAAACCTAATATGTTGATTCCTAGATTAGATGATGATGGTGAAAAATACCATGTATACTTTACAGCTGATACTATCAAGAAAATAGCTTACAAGATGGTAAAAGATAAGTTGATAGATAAAGTAAACCTAGAGCATGATAACATGGAATCTGTAGATGCCTATTTAGTTGAAAGCTGGATTATAGATGGTGAGAATGATAAATCTAAGAACTATGGATTTAATCTCCCAGCTGGAACATGGATGGGAATGTATAAGATTGAAGATAAAAATATCTGGAATGAATATATCAAGACAGGACTAGTCAAAGGATTCTCTGTAGAGGGAATGTTTGGAAAGTATGCTATGGATAAATGTAAAGCAGGTAAAACATGTGCCTGTGGATTATCAGAGTCTGGAATGTGTGATGGATCTCACTTAACTAAATAATATGGGAAAGATAGATAATTTTGTAACCAAGTGGGCTAGTAGGAAATTCTTAGTATTTACCCTAGCAACAATTCTTCATCTAGTAGCTGATATAACATCCAGTGACTGGGTAGTAATAGCATCCATTTATATTGGAGGACAGAGTGTAGTAGACTTAGCATCAATCTATAAATCTAAAATATAATGCCTATACCTACTCCTACTCCAGCTGAGAGACAAGAAGATTATATTAATAGATGTATTCCAGTGTTAGTTGAAGAAGATAACTTACCTAGAGATAAAGCAGCAGCTATATGTTATGGTAAATGGAATAATAATAAGTGATTTTAGAAACTTTATTTTCCTTATCCTCCTTATCTCTATCTCTTTTTTCTTACTATCTTATTTTTTAGAGATACTAATAACTTTATTATATTAAAGGTACTAAAAATATCCTAGGAAGCCAAACTTAGGTTAGCTGATTGGGGATATCCCTTTGATATTTATCTGTAGTGGAACCATTGGGGTCTCCACATTCAATATTTTATAACCTTTATTACCCAATTTATGACTTCAAATGAATTAAAGTCTCTAGTAAAAGAGTATTTCAATCTTATTGAAGCTGAAGTAGCAGTTGAGGAAGTAGTAACTGAAGAGTTTGCTGCTGAGGAAGTTGCTGAAGAAATTGTGTCTGAGGAAATAACAGAAGAAACTTTTGGTAGTATCAAAGATATTAATGGTGCATTCACTATTACTTATCCAGGTACTTCTATGCAAATAGGAGATAAAGTTACTGTTACAACTACTGAAGGTCAAGAAATGGATGCCCCAGATGGTACTCATGAACTTGAAGATGGTACTAAGATTGTGACTAAAGATTCTGTTATTACTGAGATCATGTCAGCTGATGAGAAGAAAGAGCTTGCTGAAGAGGCAGAAGAAGAAAAAGAAGAAATGGAAGAGGAAGTAGAAGAGGCAAAAGTAGAAGAAATTGTAAAAGAAATTGCTGAGGCAGTTGCTGAACAAATGAAATCTATGGAAGAAAAGATGGCTAAAATGGAAGAAAAAATGGCTGCCTTTGAATCAATGCCTGCTGCTGAACCAACTATCACTTCAACAGGTAAAGAAATTTCATCAAAATTCTCAAAATTTGATGTATCAAAAGCTAACAACTCTAAAGATATGGAGATGGCTTTCAAATTAATTAACAAAAGAAAAAAGTAAACTATTATGGCATTAGATGTAACAGGGCTAACTGACTTTAACAATGAAGTTGCAGGTGAGCTCTTAGTAAAATCAGTATATGGTGGTTCCACTATGGAATACATTACTGTAAAAGAGGGTGTTAAGCACCAAGAACCAATCAATTTGATGGAAGTAGATCTACAGATCCAAGGTGGAACATGTGTATCTAACCCTTCAGGTTCATTAACATTCACTCAAAGAGATATCACAGTTTGTCCAAGAACAAGCTTTGATGGTATCTGTTTGAAAGACATGGATAAAAAATACTTAGGTATTGCAGATCTAGAACCAGGCTCATACAATGAGACTTTTGCTCTAGCTTCTAACTACTCTGAGTTGTTAGTAAATAACTTCCAGAAGAAAAATGATCAATTTTTGTGGGCAGGTGACCAAGCAGGTTGTTCAGCAGCAGATGGTTTGATCTCAATCATTTCAGGTTCAACTGCTGGTGTAGTAACTGCAGGTGGTGCAGCTGTAACATTAGCAAACATGGATGCTATGCTTGGTGCATTGGATTCAGATGTAGCAGACAGAGAAGACATTACTTTCTTCATGTCAGTACAAGGTTTCAGAACTTATGTTACTGCATTAAGAACTGCTAATAACTTCTACTTTGACCCAGCTTCTATTGAAAACAGAGGTGGTATCTTAGAGATGGCTTACCCATTCTCTCCAGGTGTTAAAGTTGTAGGAACTGTTGGTCTTAATGGATCAAACAGAGTAGTATTAGGACCTGCTAAACAAATTGTTGCAGGTACTGACTTGATGAGTGATTTCTCTGAATTTCAACTATGGTATGACATAAATTCTGACCAATTGAAGCACAGAATCTCAACTAAATTAGGTGTAAATGTTGCCTACCCTTCTTTCTGGGTAAGTAATGATGAAGCTTAATAATATAAATTAATCCAGTAAAGGGAGGATGAAATACTCCTCCCAATACTAACTAAAACCAGATAAATTATGTCATGTGATATTACAAGTGGATTTACACTGGGCTGTAGAGATTCAGCAGGTGGAATCAAAAACCTATATATCTTAGGTGCATCTGGTTCTGATGCAGGTGCAATAACATCTGTTACTGATGCAAGTGAAGGGTTGATTTCAGGTATTACTGGTTCAGGTGAATTTTACAAATTTGAATTATTTAGACAAACAAGTGATTTCTCAGAAGCTATTTCAGCTACACCTGAGAATGGAACTGTATTCTATGAACAATCTGTTAATGCAGTGTTCTTCAAATTACAAAGCTCAACTAGAAACCAAATTAAAGTATTAGCTCAAAATCCAGACCTAAAGATTATTGTTGAAACAAACAATGGTGTTGATGATGGTATTGGAAGATATTGGTTGTTAGGTGAAGATAATGGTATGCAATTACTAAGTGGTACAGGTCAAACTGGAACTGCATTTGGTGATCTTTCAGGATACTCATTAACATTCACTGGACAAGAAAGTAACCCAGCTTCTGAAATTTCAGGTAGCTTAAGTGATGCCTTATCAGGTATTACTGTAGGGTAATAATAATTAGGAATGGGGTTATGGTTTAGGCTATAACCCTATTTTTATATTTATAAAAAGATATGCTACAATTTAATAAGTCCCTTGGTTCCAACAAAAATGCTTTGTATCTTGACACAGTCAACACTGGTTCAGGTTATTATGATTCATTAAAAGTAGCATACTCTCAATCATATGATCAGTCTAGTGGTGTATTTGATGTAACAGCAACTTCAATTCCTAATGCTTATAGAAACTATTTAATTATAGAGAATTCAGGTAGTGTTGTTCCTTCACCAAGTGGTCAATATGATGTTGAAGTTTATACAGCTACAGAAGTAAAAGTACAAGCAACTTGGATAGAGGCATCAAAAACATGGACTGCTGAAAGTGATATATGGAGTGATGTAGGTGCTGAAATTATTACATTATCAGATTTACTTTACAGTGACAGAGCATTTATTTCAGGTAGTAATGAGAGTAGCATAACAACATATGTATCTTCAAATGAAGATGCAAGATATACAACATACAATGGATAAATTAAAATTTTCATCAATTAAGAAGGAATTCTCTCAAAGAGTCAATGTGACTGAGAAAAAGGGAGACCATTATGTTAAATTTGGTCAGTACAATGATTTTCCAAATGAGTTAATCAACCTATACAATAATTCATCTATTCATAACACTTGTGTTAATGCTGTAGTTGATGCTATTAAAGGTGAAGGATTAGTATCAGAACCAAGTTTTGTAATAGAACAAGCTAACACTGATTCAGAAACATGGAATTCAATCTATGGTAAGTTAGCACAAGATTATAAATTATATGGAGGTTTTGCTCTAGAAGTTATCTGGAATAAGGCAAGAACTAGACCAGTAGAATTCTACCATATAGACTTTAGCTATTTAAGAGCAAAGGAAAAAAATTACAGAGGTAAAGTACCTGGTTACTATATCTCTGACTCATGGGATGATTACAGATATGGACAAAAGATAGAAGATCTACCATACTTACCATGTTACAACCCTAAAACAGCAGTAGAGGAACCAAAACAATTATTTGTATTCCAACCATATGCTCCAGGACAAAAATATTACCCATTACCTGATTATGTAGGTGCTTTAAGAGTAATTGATCTTGATACTGAGGTAGACAATTTCCATATTAACAATATTAAAAATGGTTTAGCACCTTCACTTGCTATCACTACCTTCACAAATGCTGATGAGGATGAGAGACAAGCAATTGAAGGAATGTTACAAGACCAATATTCAGGAACAGATAATGCTGGTTCTCTAATTTATATAGATGTAGATTCACCAGAGAATGCTCCTGTAATAACTCCAATCCCACAGAATGGAGCTGATGATTACTACTATAATGTAAATGAAATGGTAGTACAGAAAATATTAACTGCTCATAGAATCACATCTCCTATGATTTTAGGAATTAAAACACCAGGACAACTTGGAGGTAGAGATGAGGTTGTAGATTCTTATTTACTGTTTGTAAACACAGTAGTAAGACCATTCCAGCAGGATATATTAAGTGTTGTTGAATTATTATTAGAAGCACAATACCCAAATATAGACATATCAGTTGGTGTACAACAACTTAAGTTATTTGCTGATGGTGAAGAAGAAGTAGATGTTGTAACTTCTATTGATGCTGAAGTAGGAGCTGATAGTGAATTAGAAGCTGAAATTGAAAAAGCTGATGATGAAGCTAAGGGTGGTAATGTAAATGAACCAATAACAGAATTACCAACAGTATGACAGATACATTAATTATATCAGAAGCAAAAGTTAGACAATTTACAGATATTAATGATTCTGTAGATTCATCTCTAATCAAAAACAATGTAAGAACTGCTCAGGATATTCACTTACAGAGAATCATAGGTACTCAATTATATGATAAAATTTTAAGTGATATAGATGCTAACACACTTACTGGCAATTATCTCACATTAGTAGACAGTTATATACAGGACTTCCTGCTTTATGCTGTATATTATGAGACACTAGAGTCTATTTATTTAAGACCAAGAAATAATGGTCTATTACAACCAACTGGAGGTGAAAATTCTATTGAAATTGATAGAAGTCTTTACAATATGAAAAGACAATCTGTTGAAAATAAAATGGAATATTATGCAGATAGATTATCTAACTATATTAGTGATGAGGAAGGATTATTCCCAGAGTTAAACACTAATAATAAATTATATGAGCAAAATCCAGATTATGCTTCACAATATAGATCACCAATTGTATTTGGTTACAAAGCTAAAAGAGGTGCTCATTATAGAGATGCTAAGGATGCAGGACTAAGAATTACAGACAGCAAATATAAACAATTCCCTTGGGGATCAGACATTAAATAATTATGGGAAGGAATTTAACTAACTTACACATTTCAGAATCATTTCAGTATCTAACACAGATATCTGGTTCAGAACTTACTGATGGTTTAGGTGTAGATATTGATTCATTAAATATTACAGCATCTACAGCTACATCAGCATCACATGCAGTAATAGCAGATAGTGCTTTAACTGCTACAAGTGCTTCATTAGCTACAACAGCTTCACTTGTAAGTACAGCTGATGGTAGTTCAGAAAGTGGTATTCACTACTTACCATTTGTTGATGTAAGAGCATCTGATGGTCAACAACTATTTACAGATACTGAACTTCAATATAATCCAGCTACAGATACAATAGAGGCAAACCTAACAGGGACAGCATCATTTGCAGATACAGCAACAAGTGCTTCATTTGCAACAACAGCTTCTTATGCTATTTCATCTTCAGCAGATGATTTAACATTACAACAAGTAACAGATAATGGTGCTACAACAACTAATGATATTAGTATTGATGGTAGAATATATGGAGTGGCTGGTATTTCAAGTCCTTCAGCAGGAGGTACTTATACTATAAGAGGTGGTACTGTAAATCATACATTGCAACTACAAGGTAATGATGTTACATCTACAAACTCTATTAAGTTAGACAATACAAATGGAATCCAGATTAGTGGAAGTTTAGGCATTCAAGATGATATTACAATAGCTGGTGATTTAACAGGTTTAGCATCAAATGTAAATGTAAATAGTATTACAGCTAGTTTTGCTTCATTTACTTCAGCAAGTATTGGAAGTCTAAGAACAGTAACAGGTTCAGCAGTAATCATTGGTGATGAGTTTATTATACTAAATGCTGATACACCAACTGCAAGATATGCTGGTATAAAAGTATATGATTCAGGTTCAGGAACACCAGTTACAGCATCTTTAGAATGGGATGGTTTAAGTGATAATTGGGTTTTAGTTGAAGAAAGTGGTAATAGTGGAGTATTATTAACAGGTCCTACTGGTTCTAAAGGTAGTGAAGTATTACCTACAGTAAACACATTACAAAAAGGTGGTGGACATCATACATTAATAAATTCAAGTATTAGTGATGATGGAACATTAGTAACAATAGATGCTAATGTAAGTGCTTCAGGATATGTAAGTGCTTCAACATTTATAGGTGATGGTTCAGGATTAACAGGTGTTGGTGCTTTCCCATTCACAGGTTCAGCAGAGATTACAGGTTCACTTGGTGTAACAGGTAGTTTTAGTGTTGAAAATAATACAATAGGAGGAACAGAGTTATTTGCTGGTTTAGGAGCATCATTAGCAGCTAATAATGGTAATCTTCAACTTGGTGGTGTTAGTAATACTTTAGACACAAATGGTTGGGGTAGAGTTGTTATAGGTGGTAGAAGTAATAATCTATCAGGTGGTAATGGTGTCTCTATTTGGGGTGGATTTGCTAATTCACTTTCAGGTGGAGAAGATAATGCTATCATGGCTGGTAGAAGTAATACTATCTCTGGAAATGGGGAATGGATTGTAATTGCTGGTGGTAGAAGTAACACTGTCTCTTCAGCTAACTACTCTGCTATAGTAGGTGGAGAAAGCAATACAATCACAAGTGGTCAAAAATCTGTTATTTTAGGAGGTGATGGATCTTCTATTGGTAACAACCTTAGAAGTTTTATTATAGGTGGTGAAGGTAATAGAGTTGTTACAGGACAAGGTGGTGGTGTTGTTGGTGGATTTGATAACCAAATTGATCATGATAGAAGTGTCATTATAGGTGGTGCTAGTTTATCTACAACTAAAGCCAATGAAGCAGTAGTTCCAGACTTAACAATAAATGGAACAGTAAGTGGTTCAGCTGGAGTAGTTGATTTTGAAAGTGATGTTCAAATCACAGGCTCAGTAACAGCAGGTGATGCCTTAAATGTCAATAGTGGAACAGATTCAATGCTACTCTCTATTGATAGTAATACTACAGGAACAAGAAATGGTATACTTGGTGGATATCAAAACACAGCAAGTGATACAGATTCAGTTGTATTAGGTGGATTTGGTAACACAGCAAGTGGATTAAGAAGTGGTATATTAGCAGGACAAAGTAACACAGCTTCACATATTAGAAGTGTTGTATTAGGTGGTATTAGCTTATCTACAACAAAACCAGATGAAGCAGTAGTTAATCACTTAACCACAAATGGTACTGTAGTTCAGGATGTAAAAGCACTATCAATAGTAGCCAATGCAGCAGAGTTAGATGCATCAACAGGTAACATGTTTACTTTAACACTACAGAATGGTGTAGATACAGAACTACAACTTTCAAATCAAACAGCAGGACAAACATTTAGTGTTCAAATCACTAATAATGCTACAGGAGCAGGAACTATTAGTTTTGATTCTCAGTTTTTATTTGAAGGAGGTACAGCATTTACAGCTACAGCAGCAACAAATGCAGTAGATGTTTTAACATTTACTTGTTTTGCAGGAGGTGATGTAGTGTGTGTAAGTGCCAAGAATTTTAGTTAATACACAGATATATTAATAGTGGGAGGTATGTGATATAACCACATATTTCCCACAAATAAACACACATATAATATGTTTATACCATTTGGATTTATGGCAGGTACTTCAGCAGCACCACCATCATATGATACAGATGCTCAAGCATTTTTTACAGCAGTAGAAGGTGGAGGTGATACTTTAACTACTACAGAAAAAGATGGGGTTAATCAACTGGTATTAGATTTGAAGGCAGATTCAATATGGAGTGATATTCTGTATGCTTATCCTCTTGTAGGTGGAACAGCTACAGCACATAAGTGGAACTTAAAAAATCCACTAGATACTGATGCTGCATATAGAGTAACTTGGGGTTCAATAATGGCACATAATAGTCTTGGTATTATAGGAGATTCAAATGACCCAGATAGTTATGGTGATACTCACTATAATCCAAGTGTAGCAAGTGCTACAGAACATACTATTGCTATGTATTTTAATCAAGGATTAGTAGCTACTCCTGCTAATGAATATGATTATGGTGCATTTATAAGTGGTGATGATAATATGATTTCATTTGGATTTAATAATCAAACTACAATGTATGCTTGTTGGCAGAATACTAGTTATAAAACTACTACCAGTGGAACTTACACAAAGAGTGTATATGCTTCTTCCAATGATGGTACTAATACAACTATTTACCAAGATGGTTCACAACTCACTTCAGTAGCTCAAGGATATGATCCTACAAATTTATCTTATTATCTATTAGCATCTCATAGAACAGGAACTCCTGGTGTTACTGGAGAGACTGGTAGAGGTATTGGTATAGCTATTGCCTATAGTGTAGGTTTAGATTCAACAGAACACTCAAATCTAAGTACTGCAATAACTGATTATGTAACAAGTTTATCAAGAAACTAAACTAAACAAAAGATGGATTCAATGACAAAAGATAGTGTAGCTAACCTAACAACAATAGGTGGACTGGGAATGACAATGACAGATATAACAGGTGTAATGACATTATGTGTGTTATGCACTGCATTAATACTTAATATTCAGAGAATCTATACATTTTTCAAAAAGAAATAACATTCCCTTAGGGTGCTACCTTAGGAATACTTTTCATATTTGTGGAAAACTGGAGAATAAGAACAATAGATTTAATACATTTTGGAAAGTGAAAGGGGAGCAAATGCTCCCCTCTCTAACTAACAAATAACAAATAAAAACTTATTCAGAACCTTGATTTAATTTTTTTTCAATTATTTGGGCAGTTTCATAAGTACCATATGAAGCATATTCTGTAAATGCCATTGCTACACCTATTACTTCTGTTAATTTTGTAATATCATTATTATTAGAATATTCAACTGCTGCTTTAAGCATTGATTGTCTAACAATAGATTCATGTGTGTTGTTGTTGTTGTAAGCCATATCTCTCTATTTATACTATAATATAATGATTATTCTTGGCTAAGCCAAGTTTTATTTTTCATATTCCATATCTTTCCATAATTAGTAAACCAGTAATCTGGTATTCTATAGTATGGTTTATTATCTCTACCAAATCTACCAGCTACAATTAATTGGTCTAATCTTGAATATATTTCATCTACATTTATAAACCACATTACACCACTATCTCTTTGTTGTTGACCATATACACATATTAACACTGGTAGTTGTTTATACTGGTTATATATGTGAGATTTGAACATAGTATACCTCTTAGGTAAGTCAGTTCTTAATAAAGTAGATTTTTTATGTTCAATGAATTGAAATGGAGTCCTAAAATCAGGATGTTTTCTCCATGTATCATCATAACTGGTGTAAATGTCTCTAGTTGGTCTAAATACCATTTTTTTAGGTATTTCAAATCCTCTAGATGATATAAGATGTCTATACACCATATCTTCATATCTCTTACTATCTGCTAATTGATCATTAAATTGTAAATCTCCTGCCATGTTTTTATTTGTTAATATTAATATAAGTAAAGTAACTTGGATAGCCAAACTATCCTTATTACATTAATAACTATTGTAGAGGTATAGCAAGGTAGACATCCTACCCTAATTAAAACTGACAGTTACTAATTAAAACATATATTTTATCATATTTTTGAAAGTAGCTTGGCATTTTAAGAAAATTTACATATAATTATAACTGCATAAGCAGGCACAATGGGTGTAGCACTTCAACCCCTACATTAAAGACAGAAGGTTGTTGGATCAGATACCACAATTGAAGTTAAGACTCAGTACATTTTGATATAATCTGTTGCACTGCTGAGTATATGGAGGGGGAGGGAACAGACTTAGAAACAATAATAACTGATATGGTTAAAGATAGATTGAATGAATGGGTGAAAGAAGAGTATGACTGGATAGTTAGACAAATCACTAAAAATATAGCTAAAGGAGGGATGAGTGAATATGCTCTAGACTTAGCCCACCACATCATCCTTGACCTATACAACATGGATGAGGATAAGATAGCTGGAATGTTAGATAATGGTAAGTTGAAATGGTATGTCCTCTCAGGAGCTGGGTTGCAGTTAAGAAGTGGAACATCACCATTCTATAGAACTCATAGAAAGTTAAAAATGTCAGCTAGAAGTGGAGTGATAGAAAGTGATGCAGACAATCCCTATTATAATGAAGGGTATGAGATGGAGGATTTTGATGGTGAGGAAACATTATCAGTATGTCTTGAGAAAGCAGTCAACCAACTTGATTGGTACCTCAAAGCTCTATGGGATAAGAAATTCAACTCAAACTGGACACTCCAGGAGATATATGAGCATTATAATATAGGGAAAGTCCACCTAATAAAGGATCTAAATAAGGCAATAGCTGAGGTAAGAGAAATTTGTAAATAATAATTAAATATAAACAACAATGGAAAAAATGAGTTTTATTATGTTCTGTTTAGGAGCATTTAGTTTGGCAGTAGGAATAGTAATACAACCATATGTGAAGACATTATGGCAGTGGTGTAAACACAGTATTTCCCACAGAAAAAACACACAATCAACTACTAATTACCAGCAACAGATTGATGATTTACAATCTCAGGTAGATAACTTAGCTGAAGTATTAACATCCAGAGATAAGAATAGAAAAAGTAATACAAGGAAAAATGTAAGAGAATATCTTGCAGAACTACAGACAAAATAACATAACATAATACAGATATATGGAACTAGTACAATTCATAGGAGTGATAGCAGTAGTGTTATTATTCACAAAACATTTTCAACCAATCCAGCCAACTAAAGATAAGGTAGTAGAATGGTTAATAGGTAAGATAGTAAGGTTAGGAATAAAATTCAAACCAGCAATGCATCTTGTTCAAGTGACAAAATTATTGACATGCTCAAAATGCCTTTCATTTTGGATTATCCTGTATTTAACCCATGACCTATTTACAGCTGCCACAGGTGCCATAGCAGCAATGGTAGTTGATAATATGTTGGTAAAAACACAGAATAATGCAGATTAGTAAGCAAGAAGCAACATGGTTAGTTGAGGAATTCAATCCCATGAGAGGATTAAAGATAGATAAGACTACTATACCTAAATTTATTAAAGCCATTAACATTATAATGGAACAAAATAGAAGAATTCCTTCATGTGGTTGTGAATTTAAGGTAACAGCTCAAATAGCTAATTCAGCTTATAATCAATTTGAGACAGAGATATTAGCAGTATATAATAAACCAACTAGAGGTAGAAAGAAGAAATGAGCCCATTCAAAAAAGGACATAATGTAAATGAAGGTAGAAAAAGAGATACCTCAAGTAATGAAAAGAAACAAGGTAATGGTTCTTTGAATACCTACTATTATAGTAAAAGTAGATTCAAAAAAGGAGGAAAGTATCTTGATCCTGAGAGAGTAGATTATTACATTAACAATGATATGGATTTAGGAGAATTATTAGATGACTAAGGAGTGTAAAGATTGTGGTAAGGAACTATCAGTAGATATGTTCCATTACTCAAATAAGAAAAAAGGTGTACTAAAATCATATTGTAAGAATTGTAGTTATGATAGAGTACAATCTCATATAGCTAAAGATCCAATAGCCTATAAATACTATATGAACAGGTATTACCAGGAAAATCCTGAGAAATACCCAGGTAATCACATATCAAAATCAATACCTAAACAATGTGGTGTCTATAAGATATCATGTGAGTTAACTGATGATTCTTACATTGGATGTTCTGCCAATATTAGAAGTAGAATCTATAAGCATAGAAAAGCATATGGTAAGGGTAAACAGAAAAATCTATATAAACTAATTAAGGAATATGGTTGGGAAGCATTTGATGTGGAGATATTGGAGTTATGTGATAGAGAAATTCTATTTGATAGAGAAACACACTACATCCAGTTACATAAACCTAATCTAAATAAAAACAAAGTATGATGGATACAGATATAGATTGTACATTAGTGAGAGACTTTATTAATGACAATAAGGAAATAGCATTTTTATACATGTTAAAGCAAGACAAGGATGACTGCACTGAACATATTGACTTCATAGAGGAAATGCAGTTAACCCACAAATTCCTCCTGTATTCCCACATGAGAGCCAACACAGACTAAGTTAATATGTATAATCACACACAAATAACATACAAATGGCTGGAACTAAATTGAGTAAAGCAGAAACAGATGCTAGGGTAGATAAGTGTATGGAGTTAAGATACAACTTAGAGAACCCAATGTTACATAGAGAATGGTTAACATTCTGTAAAAAGGAGTATAATGATAAGAGTGAAAAACAATACACTGCTTATTGGATGACTGCTAAGGAGAGATATAATGAGGGATGGAAAGCCAAATTAAATGGTATGCTTGATCCAGCTATGAATTCACTTATTGAACTAATGGCTAGTGATGATGAGAAAGTAAGACAGAGAGCAATTGATCAGATTGTCAAATACACTGGTAATGATATTGAGAAGATAGAAGCCAAAATTGAAGGTAACATTGAGTTAAACTGGGGAGAACAAGAGACTGGATATGGTAGAACATTATAAAGGATATAAGATATTTGATACAATGCATGACAAACAAAGGTATTTCCTTGTGTTTGATCCTAATAATGAAGTAGTATACAAAACAAACAAGAGAGAGAATGCAAGTAACTTTATTTACACCTCATGTAGGGCAAAAAAAGATAATTGATGGATTTGCTGATACTGAACATAAGTTTGGAGTAGTAAGTACTGGTAGACAGTTTGGTAAATCATTATTAGCACAAAACCTATTATTGTATTGGTTATTGAAAACACCTAATCAGAAAGCAGGATGGGTGTCTCCAATATTTACTCAGTCTAAAAAGGTATTCAAAGAACTAGAAGCAGCATCATTCAAGTTAATTAAATCCAGTAATAAAGCAGATTTAACTATTACATTTATAAATGGTTCAACTGTTCAATTTTTAGGTGCTGAGAGGTATGATTCAATTAGGGGTTTCTCATTTAACTATATGGTTATTGATGAGGCAGCATTTATTAAGGAACAAGCAGTTAATGAAGCAATATTTCCTACACTATCAGCTATAGGGAAAAAATGTTTAATCATATCTACACCTAAGTCAAAAAACTGGTTTTATACCCACTACCTTAAGGGGCTTGATGATGGTGGTGACTACATCTCATTCATGGGTATATCAACAGATAATCCACATATAGATGCTGAATTTATTGCTGAACAGAGTAAGTCTTTACCACCTGATATATTCAAACAAGAATATTTAGCTCAATTTACTGAGAGTGGTAATGATGTATTTACTGGAGTAGATATGGTATGTAATATAAATCAATGGAATGTACAACAGCCAAACAGAAGATATTATTTTGGACTTGATACTGGATTGTCTAATGACTATTCAGTCCTCACAATTATGGATGAATCAGGCAGAGTATGCAAAGTTATTAGAGATAATGGTAAGTCATTTGAAGAACTATCACAAATATTCATTGCTGAACTCAGAAGATACTCCATACATGGTGGTTATATTGAAACCAATGGGATTGGTAGAGCTATGTATGAATTAGTCTCTAAACAGATTAAAAAGTCTCAAGCATTCATTACTACCAATGATAGTAAGAATCAAGGTATTAGAAACCTGATTTACAAGATACAGAATGGTGAGTTGGAATTACCTGATGAAAAACTATTTCCACACTTAAAACAAGAACTACAAGCATATAGTTATAAGATTTCAGCTAATGGAACAATGACATTTAATGCTCCTAATGGTTATCATGATGATTGTGTTATGTCACTTATGTTTGCAAATGAAGCTAGAGAAAAACTTGCCTTATCCAAAGGAAAATTGTATATTGGATCAATGAATAGATAATATTTATAATTAAATAAAGAAATAAAAGGAGTATCTTGTTTATTCATTTTCCATTTTCTCTCCTCCTTTTTTAGTCCCACCTTCTGTGGGACTTTTTTTACCTTAGTTTGGCTTCCCAAGAAATAGATGTTATATTTAGATATAATAATAATAACAAATAATAACAATGGAAAAAGAATTATTAAAAGAATTGATCAGTCAAGTAAGTAGATTAGCTGATAATGTAGAAGAGTTATCATTAACAGTTGACAACAGCTTCCATACAGGAACATTTTATGATGGAAAGTTAGTTGATGGTTTAATGGAAATAGCTAGATCAGTAAATCCACAAAGATGGGAAGATCCAATGAAAAAATAATCTTCTAGATCTCACCTTGTGAGTAGATTTGTCCCCTATGGGGACATTTCTTTTACTGGGGATACAAGAACTAAGAACATATTTATTGACATGAATAATATTAAGATGGAAATACCAGATTACTTATCAATCAAGGATTGGAAGTATTTTAATTCACTAGAGCACTTATCTACAACAGATAAGATGATTGCTATGGTTAGTGAGTTAGGAGGAATAGATGAGGATGAATTAAAAAAGTATAAGTCAACTAAGTTAACAAAGACATATACTACATTATTAGAGGCATTTCAAGATTTAACACCTGCCTACTATCCAGTATTTGAGTTAGATGGTGTTTTATATGGTTATAACCCCATGACTAAGATGACATTGGGTGAGTATGTGGATATAGAGAGACTGGCCAGTAAATCACATGATAACATGGAAGAAATAATGGCTATACTATATAGACCAATCACTAAAAATAGGTTTAGTGGATTAAAATGGGCTTACAAATCAGCAACTAAGATAGCATTAGGTGAGGCTGAGAACTTATTCAAATACTATGAGGTAGAAGAATATGATAGTAGTAAAAGAAGTGAGTTAGCTGAGAAATTAAAACACTTACCAGCATCAATAGGGTTAGGGGCATTAAGTTTTTTTTTGCTTCTAGGAAGCAATGTCTCAGTAAATTCACAGCTCTCTTCTCTCAATCCCAAGGAGCAGATGGTGATGATGAAGGAACTGAACAAACAAATGGATACAATGAACATTGGGGCTGGTTTGCTACAATTTATCACCTCTCTACAACATCCATCTTATCAATCACAGGACAGAAAAGTATCACAGACCTCAATTTCATCTTTGTACTTAACTTCTTGGCTTTTGAACAAGATAAAAACCAAAGGGAAGACCAAGCTAGAAAGCAACAAGAAAGAATTAATAGAATTAGATAATGATAGTAACTTATAAACAAACAGTAGATACAGTTCAGGCAGCAGCTAATGCACATTTGGCAATCAAGTCATTTGCTGAAGGTAGTATCTCATATTTAGATGCTCATTCACAGAACATAGTTTATCCTTTTATGTTTATGAGACCACTTAGTTCACCTGGTTTGGCTAGTAATGTTAGAACACTTAACTTTGAATTATATATGTTAGATGTTCCTTTATTAAGTGATGAATCACCATTACAAGTAAAATCAAGAACAGAATTATTCCTATATGATGTATTGTCATATTTAAGATATGGTCCAACAAATGAGTATACAATGGATTTCACTTTATCAAGTATTACTCCAGTTGATGAAGGATTCCAAGATAGAGCTTATGGATGGGTAGGTGGTTTGAGTATCACAAGTGAAGGAGTTTACAATTATTGTAATTACCCAGAATAATGGCTGATCAATTTGTAAATTTAGATAGTGAGTTAGTAGGACTACAGGTAGCAATTGCTCAAACAATGAGGAAACTTGCTCCTAGTAGGACAGGTAACCTTAGAAGAAGTATCAGACCACAAAAACTTATTGATACACCTCAAGGTATTCAAGCACCTATTACTTATATTAACTATGGTCAGTTCCCTGATTTTGGTACTAAGTATCAATCAGCACAACAATTTACAGAAAGATCACAAGAAGAAGAATTACAAAAACAAGCAGATGCTATTGGTATGGCAGCAGGTAAGGATGTACTTAATATGCTAGATTTACCAACTGAGATAGACTTAACATTACAAGTAAAAGTATAATGGCAATTAATTTAAGACAAAACAGCACATCACCAAACATTGGTAATAGCAATCTAGTACATGCTGTTACCTCTAATTCATCATCACAAGCACAATTCAAATTTGTAGCTGATATTAATGATGCTAATGGTGATTTATTACAGAGAATAAAACAACAACCTAACCCTAATACTACTGGTGTATTTGATTTTGGAAATATTATTCCAACTTATTTAGGTCCAACTGATGAGGTATGGAAAATTGCTAATGTAACTCAAAATACAGCATGTGGTAAGGATTTTCAAATTAGATTTGGTGAGGAATATGCATCCACAGTAACAGGATTTACATCATTGTATACAGGTGATACTCCAGATGCAGCAGGTAATCCTAATGTATCAGGTAGTGATTATATTTTCCTAATTGATGGAGTTACTAATCCAAATGATTTAGTAAATTGGAATTGGAATAGTGGTTCAAAATACAATGAAGAAGATCCATTAGATGATGTCACATTTACACATCAAAATGGTTTAACATACTTTAATACTTCAAGTGTTAGAATAGGTGATTACCATACTATCAGTTTTCTAAATGGTAACTTAGGTGGAGAAGGAACATTAGATGTAAATTCAGCACAAGATGTATTTGCTGTTATTTACAGACAATATGATGCTACAGGTAGTTTATTAGATACAGATACATTATTCAATACAGCAGCAGGACCTAGAACATTACAAACTCAATTTTGGAGTGATGTTTATACCACACAAGATGAAACAACAAGATTAATTCACTGGCCTGCTGGACCACAGAATATAGAGGATGCAGGTGTACCTATTTTATTAGATGATACAGGGTACTATACAATGACATTCTATGCTCAAGCAACTGATACATTTTCTAATCTAGATGGTGTTTGGGGAGAATATAGATTTGATATTGACAATAAAAATTGTGGGTATGATGGAGTAAGATTTGCTTGGAAGAATGAGTATGGAGTATGGGATTACTTTAATATGGGATTAGCAGAATCTACTACTTCAACAATTGAAAGAGAATCATATGAACAATCATTTGTTGATTACTCAGCTACTAATACTGTCACATATAATAAAGATAGAAGAGGTCAATCACAATTCCAAAATAGAATAAATAAAGTAAGAACAGCACAATCAGATTATTTGAATCAAACAGATGCTGATAACTTAAGAGAATTATTCTTCTCAACAAATGTGTATGTTCAGGATGGTACTGAATTTTTACCTGTTGTAATTGAGAATGCTTCTGTAAGAGAAAAAACAAACCCAAGATCACAAAAACTATTTACATATACTGTTAACTACAGATATGCTAATGAAGAAAGACCAAGAGTATAATGGTAATAATTAGAGCAAAAGATAACTTTGGTAATGTAGCTGACTTAGATGTCCTACAGGAAGCAGAACTTAGATGTGATGTATCAGCTATTGAATCAGGTGATATAGGAAGAGTATTTGGTATCTCATCACAAGAGTTTATGTTGCCTGGTACTGATAATAATAATCAGTTCTTTGGTAATATATTTGATTTAGGTGCTGAACCATCTGTAGCATTAAACCATACAGTGTTTGCTTCTCTAATGGTAGATGGTAATGAAATATTCAGTGGTAAAATGTATATCAACAATGTCCTTACAGATGATGAGGGTTATGTGATGTATAAAACATTGATAATTAATGAAACCATTGATTTCAATACTAGGATAGAGAATATCTATATGAATGAACTAGACTTATCTAGTTTAGATCATGATTTAACTCTAGCAAATATTACAGGTAGTTGGGATGGTGATTTAGTAAATGGTGATGTAGTTTACCCATTAGTAGATTATGGTAGTTCTCCTATCTCAAATGTAGCCAATGGAGCTATTGGTGATGCTACTTTCAATAATGAAGATTTCCCTTTAGATGTAGCTGATTTCAAACCAGGTATTAAAGTAAAATCATTAGTAGATGCTATATTTGATCAGGTAGATTACAACTATTCTTCATCATTCCTTGATAGTGATTATTTTGATAAGTTATTTATCTTATCTACAGCTAATGAACAAAGAGGTATAGGTGAGTCTCCAATACAATATTCCACACAAGTAAGATTTGATAATGGAGGTACACCACAACCTATAAATGATGGTGTAACTGCTACTGTATTATTCCCTACTGAAGTATATGATAATGGAAATGCTTATGATCCAGTAACTGGTATCTACACTGTACAAGCAGATGGTGATTATAATATCAATACAACTATTAGATTATTTACTACTCTACCTCCATCTCCTCTTAACCTAAGAAAGGTAACAGCTAAATTATTTGTAAATGCTTCTTTAGTAGCACAATCAATTGATTTATCTGCATTTGCTCAAACAACAGTTGGTATAAGCAAATCTATACCAAACTTAGAGATTGGTGATGAGATTAAGATAACAGTAACAAATGAGACTATAAGTAGATTTAGTGGTAATGTTGTAGCAGGTTCAAATGGTTTCCTAAACCAACAAACTAACTTTCTAAATGTTGCTTCAGTAGGTGCTTTATATGCTGGTACTGTTAACATGAGTAGAATGTTTGGTGATGAAGAAACAGTAGTAGATTTCCTACAAGGTTTGATAGAGAAATTCAATCTAGTAATTGAACCAAAACAAGATGAAAGGAATATTCTTATTATTGAGCCTTATAATACATGGAAAGAAAATGGTGAGATAGTAGACTGGAGTGATAAATTAGATAATTCAGTTAGAAAGTCAATTAGAGGTACAATGAATGATCAAGCTAAGGTTATTTCATTTGCTGATAAGGAAGATGATGATATTCTAAACACATACACTCAAGAAACATATAAAAAGATATTTGGTGAATCATTATATTTTGATGATGGTGATTTAACTCAAGGTAAAAGAGAGATAGGTGGTTTCTTCTCACCTACTCCTATAATGTCAATTGATGGAACAAATTTAGATGTTATACCTCACTTATACAAGAGAGAAAATGATATCAAAACAGCTCTTAAATTCAACTATAGAATATTACACTTTAATGGTAATAAGGAAATCCAAGATGTAACAGCATATGATGATACAGGTGCTAATCAAGGTAAAGGATATTGGGTAAGAGATGTAAATACATTAACTAAAACATTAATTACCAGTTATGGTTCATTCCATTATTTGGATATTGATGTTGATGATAATTCTCCAGACTTTGACACATCAAGAGATTTGAATTGGAATAATAGAAACCAAGTTCATTTCTCATCACCAGTATTAGCTGATGGTTATTTTGCTAAAAGAGATGCTGTATATGAGTATTGGGCATTCTATCTAAATGATCTATACCATCCTGAGTCTAAAATGTTGACTTGTAATATTTATTTTACTCCTGATGAGTTAAAAGATATTCAATTAAATGATAAGATTTTTATTGATGGTCATTATTACAGAATCAATACTATCAAGTCATTTGACTTAACTAAAGATTCAAGTGTAGAAGTTGAATTAATCAAATCACCAGTTAGACAATTCCAATTCCCAGTAAGAAGAGTATACAATGATACTACTTCAGGAGGTACAGGTGCTGGTTCAGGTGGTACTTTTAATGATGTTACTTTAGATGATGGCTCTATTACTGCTGGTGGTAGTGGTAATTATGTTTTTGTAGATACTAATTTACCAGTAACAGGTTCAGGTAACCAAGAGTTAGTAGGTAGAGTAGCTCCATTAGATGGATTTACATTATATGATTCAGGTATTGATAGTGGTTCAGTAGTATGGAAAGCATCTCCACCACAAAATACAAATGGTATTAGACCTATTAAATCATTAGGTAATAATGATATTAACTTTGGTGCTAATGAAGTAACAGCTATTGGAAATAATAATACTATAAATGATCAAACTAGTGTTGTTAATATTCAGGGTACAGGAAATTCAGTTGAATCATTCTCCCAATATGTTCAAGTAGTAGGTGATAATAATACTATCAAAGATTCTAGTAATAAGTCAGCTATACTACAATCAACTACATCAGAAATTAGTGGGAATACCACACTATCAACCATTATAGGTGGTGAGGACACCATAATCAGTGGCTCAGATAAGTCTGTGGTTATAGGCCAGGATTTAACAATTGAAGGAGGTAATTCAAATATTGTAGTAGGTAACTTTGATACAACAACTAAAGTAGTAAAAGACTTAATCAACACTG